TGTCGAGAGCCTCGCCGGACAACAACGGGGGTGCTGATCTCGCACTCAATGTAGCGATCAACGGCTCCGGGTCACAAAAAGTTGTGCCGCTGGACGTGGTCATCGAGCGCAACGTGATCGTCAACCCATGGAACTATCCGTTGCGCGTGGGTTTCACGTTCGATGATCTCTTCCCCGCCGGCGCGCTGAAGTTTCGGTTCAACACGGTCATCGACCTGGCGCACTTCCACGAGCGCAAGACGCTTGATCAGTCGACGAACGGCAAGGTCTGGGGCTCTTTGACTGCCGGGGCGAGCGGCTCGATCAAGATCACGAGCAACTCCGGCCCGGAGGGGGTGTATGTGACGACGCAGGTGTTCGAGAACAACTGCTGGATCACGCCGAACAGCTCGATCCTGGTCGACGGCACTCGCTCCGGTTCGTTCGGCAATGGGCCAGGCGCGACCGTCGACGGTGCCACCGTGAACGGCAGCTTTTTCAACGCGTATGCCGCCAGCGGCAACCAACATGCGGTGTCCCTGGCGGCGGCAGGCTTGGGCGACGACTACGCACCGCAGGACGGCAGCGCGTTGCTCGGCGCGGCAACCGACCGCACCCCGCGGCTTGACTACAGCGCAAAGCTGTGCCCGATCCCGCAAAGCGTCGGCGCCATGGAGAGGCATTGAGATGAGCGCGAACCCAACCATGGTGCAGGTAGAGCTGTGGCAGCTGGTGCTGCTGCTGGTGACGTTTCTGGGCGCGTGCGGCGGCGTCGGCAAGCTGCTGCTGGCACAGACGCAGCGGCACATCGAAGGCCAGCTCGGCGCGCTGTCGGAGCGGCTCAAGGCAATCGAAGGGGCCAACGAACGCGATGCCGGGCAATGGCAGCGCGTGGAACGCGAGCTGATGAAGCTGCAGGCGGACCTGCCCGTGCACTACGTGCGGCGCGAGGACTACATCCGCGGCCAGAGCGTGATCGAGGCCAAGCTCGACGGCCTGGCACTGCGCATCGAAAACGTGCAACTACGTGGAGCCAGGCATGCCCCCGATCGATGAGGCCCGAATCCGCCGCGAGGCGCTGCGCTGGCTGATCCTGCTGACGCTGAACAACGCGCGCCCCATCGGCGCCTACGAAGGGCCGGTGCTGTCGGTGGCGCACAGCGAGTATCCCGATGCCACGGCGCTGGAGCTGCGGCGCGAGCTGGACTACCTGCACGACCGCGAACTGGTGGTGGTGACCAAGGAGCCGAGCGGCCGCTGGCACTGCGAGCTGACGCGCCACGGCACCGACGTGGCCGAGTACACGGTGGATGTCGAGCCGGGCATCGCGCGGCCGAAGAAGTACTGGTGACGCGATGGCGCGCAAGAGCAGCGTCACCCGCCTGCCGGCGGAGATCAAGAGCTACATCGAAGCGATGCTCGCCACCGGCGCGCAGACGCTCGATGAGCTGATCGCCGACCTGCAGCAGCGCTACCCCGCCGAAGCCAATGCCGGCCAGCTGCCGAGCCGCAGCGCGATCGGCCGCTACGGTCAGAAGCTGGACCGGCGCCTGGCGGCCATCCGCGCCAGCACCGAGGCGGCCAAGCTGATACAGGCCAGCGCCGGCGATGACCGCGACGCGCGCAGCGAGGCGTTGACGGCGCTGGTGCAGACCGAGCTGTTCGAGGCCATCCTGGCGCTGCAGGAAGCCGACGATCCTGACGCCGATGTCTCTGAGCGCGTGGGCATGCTCAGCTCGGCGGCGAAGAACATCGCCACGCTGTCGCGCAGCTCGGTGAACCTGAAGAAGTTTCAGGCAGAGGCCGAGGACCGCGCGCGTGCGCAGCTGCTGGCCGAGCAGCGCGAGAAGCTGGCGGCCATGCCCAACAAGGGCGGCGTCACCGAGGACACGAAGGCGGCGATCCGCCAGGCGCTGGGGATCGTGTGAGCAGCGTCAAGGCCCGCGGCAACGCCAAGATCATCCCGGCCAACCCGGAGGCAGTCTTCCTGCCTTTCCAGGCGCGGTGGATCAAGGACAAGAGCCGCCTGAAGCTCATGGAGAAGAGCCGCCAGATCGGCATGTCCTGGAGCACGGCCTACGACGTCAATGAAGACGTGTCGGCGCAGGGGCAGCGCTACGACGAATGGGTGAGCAGCCGTGACGACATCCAGGCGCGGCTCTTCCTGGAAGACGCCAAGCTCTGGGCCGGCATCATGAACATGGCCGCGCAGGACCTGGGCGAGCAGGTGCTGGACCTGGGCAAGGGCGAGAAGGCCACCGCCTACGTGCTGAAGTTCGCCAACGACCGGCGCCTGCACAGCATGAGCAGCAACCCCGATGCGCAGGCCGGCAAGCGCGGCGGTCGCACGCTGGACGAGTTTGCGCTGCACAAGGACCAGCGCAAGCTGTGGGCCATCACCTACCCGGGCATCACTTGGGGCGGCCGCCTCCGCATCCTGAGCACGCATCGCGGCAGCAACAGCTTCTTCAATGGCCTGGTGCGCGAGGTGCGCGAGAAGGGCAACCCCAAGAAGATCAGCCTGCACCGGGTGACGCTGCAGGACGCCCTGGAACAGGGCCTGCTGTTCAAGCTGCAGCAGGCGTTGCCGGCCGACGCCGAGCAGCAGGGCATGGATGAGGCGCAGTACTTCGACTTCATCAAGTCGGGCGCGGCCGACGCCGAGAGCTTCGATCAGGAGTACATGTGCATCGCGTCGGATGACGACTCCAAGTTCATCGAGTACGAGCTGATCACCCAGTGCGAGTACCTGGCCACCGAGCCATGGCAGCGTGCGCTGGACGAGCCGGTGCTCGGCCAGCTGTACGCCGGCGTGGACATCGGCCGCAAGAAGGACTTGACGGTGCTGTGGGTGATGGAGCTGCTGGGCGACGTGCTCTACACGCGCTGCGTGATCCGCATGGAGAAGATGCGTAAGAGCGCTCAGGAGGCGATTCTGTGGCCCTGGTTTGCAAGGTGCGATCGCATATGCATCGATGCGACCGGCCTGGGCATCGGCTGGGCCGACGACGCGCAGGACAAGTTCGGTGAACACCGTGTGGAAGCGGTGGTCTTCACGCCGCAGGTGAAGGAGGCACTGGCCTATCCGCTGAAAGGCGCGATGGAGGACCGCAAGGTTCGCATCCCCGATGACCCGGTGATCCGGTCCGACTTGCGCAAGGTGCAGAAGCAGGTGACGGCGGCCGGCAACGTGCGCTTCGTGGCCGAAAGCACGCCCGATGGACACGCGGATCACTTCTGGGCACTGGCGCTGGCCAAGCACGCGGCCAGCAACCCGAGCGGCCCGATCGAGTATCAATCCGGCGGCAGCGTGGGCGCGTCGCCGCAGGAGTTGGCGGGGTTCCTGAATGGCTGAAACCAAGAAGCGCGGCGCGAAGCCGCAGGTGAGCGTCGACACCGAGATCGCCACGCGGCTGCGCGACCCGTTCGAGACCCTGTACATGGGTCTTGTGCGGTCGAACGACCCGCTGCTGCTGGACAAGGGCGGCGCGTCCAATGGCGCCGAGCTGTACCTGGACCTGAAGCGTGACGGCAAGGTGTTCACCTCGCTGCAAAAGCGCATCCTGGCGCAGATCAGCCGGCCCTTCCAGGTGAGCCCGATCAAGCAAGGTGCTCGTGGCAAACGCGACGCCGAGGCGTTGCACGACATCTTGAAGCGCAGCGGCTTCGACAAGCTGTGCAGCGAGCTGCTCGAAGCGATCCTGGCCGGCGCGGCGATCAACGAGATCGTGTTCACGGTGCGCGAGGGCCAGTACGAGCTGGCGCGCACGCCGCAGCGCAACCTGCGCCGCTTTGCCTTCGTGCAGCCCGACGACGGCCAGCCGCTGGAGCTGCGCATGCTGACGCGCGCCAACATGATGACCGGCGAGCCGCTGCCGCCGCGGACCTTCGTGGTGCACCGCGTGAACCCGAAGGATGACAACCCCTGGGGCACGGGCCTGGGCCTGCAGCTGTACTGGGCGGTCTTCTTCAAGCGCAAGGCGATGATCAGCTGGAACAAGCTGAACGACCGCAGCGGGGTGCCGGTGCCCTGGGGCCAGTACCCGCGCGGCGCGGGCCCGAAGGAGAAGGGCACGCTGTTCGACGCGCTCAAAGCATTGAGCAACGACGGCGTGATCATGACGCCCGAGGGCACGATGATCCAGCTGCTGGAAAGCAAGCTGGCCAGCGGGTCGATCACGTCGCAACAGGCGCTGTGCGAGTACTGCGACGACTGGATCGACGGCGTGCTGTTGGGCCAGGAAGCGCGCAGCAAGAGCGGCGGCGCGCTGGCCTCGGCCAGCAAGGAGCGTTCTTCCGTGCGGCTCGACCTGGTGCAGGCCGATGCCGACCTGCTGGCCGAGACGCTGAACGGGTCGGTGATCCAGTGGCTGTGCGAGCTGAACGGATTTGTGCCCTGCCAGGTGTCGCGCGTTATCAAGGAAGAAGAGGACCTGAAGGCCACGGCCGAGACCGACAAGACGGTCAGCGAGATGGGCTTCCAGCTCGACGAAGAGGTGGTGCGCGAACGCTACGGCGAAGGCTGGCGCAAGAAGGAAGCGCCGCCGACGCCGGAGCCCGGTACCGGCGGCGCGGTGCCG